ATCATCGCCGCACGCAGAGGGTTTTTATTGGCGTTGGAATGCTGGAATGCGCTGTCTTCAGAAAAGTCATTAACCAGAGCCGATGACCATTCATTTGTCGTATCATCGATAACCAAACTAATACGATTGTCCTGAATAATCGGCCATGCGTCGGCGGGGTTGGTCGTGTATTTAAATCCGCCTCGCAACCAGGAACGCACGATGTCTTTGTCACTGGCCTGATTGCCATAAATTTGCTGCAAAACCAGGGCATCAATATCCCGGTCACTTAACTTTGAATAGTCCATCAGTGCAGCCTCGCTGTGTTTGTCTCTGCCGGCTCAATGGTGATAACCAGCTCTTTGTCTTCCAGTTGCCAGATGAGCCCCTTGTCCTCTTCGCCTTAGCTCATCTGCTCGACGAAGCCCATCAGGTAATTCATCAGGATGTTCATCGCATCCACGCCATCGCCCTGCATGTCTTCCATCAAATCTGCAAAGCGCTCTGCGTACTCGTATTCAGATGACATATTCAGCTCCGGGTTAGACTGGGGTGGTAACCATCCATGTCAGGATGAACAGGCAAATCAGGAAGAAGCTGGCGTATTTCACCGTGTCTACATGCGGCTTTACGTAGCGGTCATCGCTGATTTGGTATCTGGTCTTCCTGGCGGGCTTGTGTTTGTGTCGGTATTTGCGGGCTCTAGGCATTGCTTTTCCTCCTGGCGCGCAGGCGCTCCCACATCACATCGTGAAGGTGAGAGGTATACGCGAAGGTTTTTATGTCGGACGGGGAGACTTCTGGCTTTCGTTTCTTTCGGTGGGTAACGCGGTAGATGCAGTTTTCGCAGACTATGTCGGTGATACTTCGTCGCTGTCGCCTCACATATACCTCCTGTCAGTGAATCTGACGCCTTGGCCTGTCGCCCAGGCCACGGTGTATTCGATGAGGCTGGACATGCGCCTTACGCTCATATCAGCGCTGCTCTCGCGGATATTTACGTATTCACCTTCAAGACCAGGCACAACTTCTGCCTCCTGCTTTGTCGCCACCGCGTGGCCGCTAATCAGCAACACCTTCCACTGCTCTGGTCGCAGCCATTTCCCGCACCACTGAACCTGCGCGGCGATATCTGCCAGGAGCGCGTGAAACTTCGCGTTCTGGTCAAGATTGCGCCTGTAGTCTGTGATTCTGATTGTGACCGGGCGGTCGGTGTCGATGGGAGAGGCAAGGATGGTTTTTATTGCTGACTGCTGATGCTGCTTACTCCGAAGGAATATTGTTTGTTTCACGAGTTAATATCCTCTCCAGGTCCCTTAAAAAAACTTCTGGAAGTTTGGCTTTTGCTCTTGCTCCATGAGGATTATAGGCACTCATCGTTTTCATGAGTCGCTGCTTATCAACGATCACAGCCAGAAGAAAAACCCACCTGTACCAGATAACCCACGTAAACCAGTTAACTGGCATCACTCCCCCTTAACCTTGAGACCAGCGTCAGTGATGGCTTTGACAACATATTTCTTGTCTAGAAGTTCACACAAATTCCACGCACATACATCAGGAAGTTCAATCTCCAACGCTGCGCGGGATGCCTGCCATGACCGCCACGCCATTTCAGTAGATGTATACACGTAACCGCAATCACCATAAGCAAGGCTCAGTTTTTCTCGTTCAGCAAACTCCTCAAATTGCTCTCTGCTCTTATCCACGGCGCTTCTCCTCTTTAGCCAATACGAATGCACTGCACAGCAGAATCAGCGCGTCAGTGAACATCAGACCATCCTGCTTAACGATGGCCGCGAACATGAAGCACAAGCCGATGAAGACCAGCATTATGATGCTCATTTCAGGCTCCGATTCGTGATGTGATGAGCTTTGCAAACGGACTTATCTGCGCGCACTGGTTAATCGGCTTGCGTTCAGGTGCCGGATAATACTCGTAGCAGCGCGTTTTGCGGCCATCTGATAGCTCGGTGTGGACATACTTCCGTGTCAGCTCGCCGTTCATCTCCAGTACCCGCATGGTGTTGATGCAATACACCGGAGAAAGGCCGGTAATTTCGCTGGCCTGAATTGCCGTTAACGCGCCGAAGGTTTTCACGCAGCGGATAAGCTCGGCTCTGTGATTAACGGAATCGACCATACGCCAGCGCCGGGGCTTCTGGCTTGTTCCGATTAGCTCGCCGTCTTTCTGCATGCGGTTGAGCACGACACGCACTGCTTCGAGAGTGTTGCCTGTCCTGCGGGATATTTCGTTCGTGGTTAAAACCATCCCGACGTTCATGATGGCGAGAATTTTTGCTCGTATCGTTTTCATGGGATTGCTCCGCTCAATACCTAGCCTTACTGATTGCCTGAAGCATTATCAGCTGGCTGGTAAAGAGATATCGTTTGGTGAGTGTTTCGATGTCGATGAAGCGAGGAGTGCCGATGTATCTGGCGATGGTGTCTATGTCGTCGAGGGTTATTTGCATGGCTCAGGTGCTACCGCTAGCATGGCGGCATAACCATTCTTGATGTGTTTGTCATAGCCGCCATTGTGATAACGCATCTTTGCTATCATCTCTTTTGTCGGCTCAACCGGCACCAGTTTCCATCCCTCCGGTACAACTGCCTTACCTGCCAACGCAGTGGAGCGTCGATTCCACTCTTCAATGCTATTGGCAGTGGCACCGCAGTCCTCACATTCTGGCCCGCACATGGGAACGCCGTCATCATAGCTACCCATCCACCCATTGGGATCACATCTGCCGCCGCAAAACGGACATGATAGATTTCCATTTTCATCAGCGACAACCGCCTTACCTGCCAGGGATTCGAACTGCTGCGCGGTGGTGTCGGCTTGTGCCTGCTCTGCTTCCATCATTTGCTCATACTCAGCAATCTGTGGGTCATACGGCAGAGAGTCGTCATCAGCACCAGGCGCGGGCGGTGCGGTGCAGTCACATTCAATGAGAATTGGCTCTCCCCAAGGCTGCACCCCGCCGCTATCTGCTAAACCAGTGTTGCCGCATTTTGGACAAACAAAAGGCTCCTCCTGCTCCCGCTCTTTGCGCAGCGCCAGAAGCTCCTCAACGATTAAGGCGCTTTCCTCCCAAGCCTGACTCTCGCTGCCATCATGTATTTTTGCCAGAAGGCGATAGCGAACTGACAGCTTCTCTAAAACGTCATTGCTAATAGTGCTCATGGTTAATCCTTGTGATGTTCGGTTGGCGAATTGCTGATTACGGATTTGGCGATAAGCCTTTTCAGCCGGCGATACATTTTCTGATAGCGTTCCGGATCATCAGTGGTAATGCTCCATGGGTCCTCGATAAGCATGCCGTCACTGAATACCGAGCCGGTTGATGGGTATCTTGAAAAAATTATTGCCCGCGCTTCAGCATTAATTGCGCCCCTCAATGTCAGGTAGCAGCGCCCTCGTGTCGGAGCGAAATAGACCTCTCGCTGTCTCTTAATCACTGGCATGACCTGGCCTCCATTAGGCACCTGTTGAACATTTGGGTTAATGGATTTGCGCACCCGAAAGCGCCTGTCAATTTGGGTGATTGGTTGCCGCGTTTGCTTTCCTTCACCCGCCCACTCACAGACTCGCCAACAAAATAAATAAATCCCTTGGCTGCGCTTTCCCTGCGAAGCGTTCCATCTTTCGTCAGTCTGTTGAGTGCTGAAATAACCGAACCCCGCTCAATGCCTGTGCTCTTAACGACCAAAGACGAAAGACAGCCTGGATTCAGGGCAACGCATGAAACTATTGAGTCGCTATTGAATTTCCTCTTCACTCGACACCTCGACCTTCCTGCCAAAAGAAAAAACAGCTATTAACAAACGGGTTCAGGTAGCCGATAGCTGTTCTGGACAGGTCATATTTAGACCTGAAGATACTTGAGAAAAGCTCTTCGAAACGGATTCTTTCCATATCCATATCAGCTCCTCCGGAACTTGTGCTTAGCCCTTAACTCGGCGATTTTTGCCAAGCCTTTCTCGTTGCTAAGGGGGATGTGAAGTTTGGGGATCTGAACTACAGGCGCGGGGATTTGCTCACCTGACTCGATACGAACAGACATCTTTCGAAGCTCTTCAGAACACCGCTTCCGGAGTTCAGGCTCGGTAAGGTTGAATGAGCGCATAAGGTCGTAAAGCTTCGTTACCATCCAGTAGCAGGCGTTGCTTTTCCATGGGTACTCTTCAGGTGTGGCGTACTGACATTTTTTCGCGCAGTACTGCATTACCATTTCGAAAAGCTCTGTCGTATCTGGTAGTCCGCTACCCCTGAATTCCGCGTCTTTGCACCAGGCTATGAATTGCCCTGGAGAAGGCCAGAAAGGGGACTCACTGGCGCGGGCACGTTGCATGCCGGCTTTAAGCTGTGCTTTGTTTTGGATTTTGTTCTCTGCAAACGCTGCAATCCACTGACGCTTAGCAGCGGCCTCGTCGCGCGGGTCTTTCAGGACGGTGCTGACAGATGCCGGGAAAAGTTGCTTCAGGTTATCGAACAGTATGTCGACTAGCTTCTCGGCTTCGAAATTCACGCCGCGTTCTGGCTCCTGGTGATTTTCAGCAAGGCGAGCCAGAGCGTTGCTGTCGCGATTGTTTATCGCCTGCACAAGGTTTTTCATAGGAAGTTTTCCTCCCACTCGTCTTTGTCGTTCCAGTGTGATTGGTTGACAACCGCTTTCTGAATTGGTCGTCCAGAAGAATGTTTGTTCTGGTAGTTCAGCTTGGCACTGGCAGTGCTAAACCAGTTTTTCGGCTTCTCATGAGTGAATTCCATATCCAGGCGAGTCAACTCTGCTGCCAGGTCAATATTTTTGAAAAGCGCCTTCCAGGAATCGAAGTCCTTCTGGTTCAGTCGAATAACATTTCCCTCGAAGGCATAACGACTAGCCATCTGGTGAACATTGCCATCTTCGGAACAAGTCGCATCAGCGGCTTGGGTGTTAACTACGGAATCAGGAATCAGAATGAGGGAATCAGGAATCAGGTTAAAGGAATCAGCAGGATTTAAATTGTTCTCCACTGGTTCTTGCACCGTGCTTGCACTGTGCTCTAACTGTGCCTCATGTTTATCAGTGACTTGTGATTCATTTGCACTGTTATTGCACTGTACTTGCATGGTGCTTTCATCTTCCTTTACTTGTTCTTCTTCCTGTTTTTCATCTGCTTCGCAGTATTCAGGTATCTCACTAGGGGCTTCCTTGCAGTGAGGGTTCTGGTGCTTTTTCCAGTTAGTGATCTGGATGTATGCGCCATCCTGAACCTGATAGCGTTGGATGAATTTGCGATCATGAAGCTGCTGAAGAAGTTCATCGCAATCGACATTATCGAAAGGAAGAACGAGAGCTTTCACCTTCTTTGGCCGGTCATCCAATCGACCTTCTTTGTCGGCTATAGTCCATAACCCGGCAAACAAAAGCCGGGCGAGAGGTGAGCATTCGGCCAGTTCATCGTTAGTGAAGAAGCCTGGTTTGATGTTTCTTGATCTAGCCATAATTACCTCGGTCAAATTGGCAGATGGAACAGTCCAGGCTTATTTCTCTCCTCTGGATGTTCTTTTAGGTAGGCTTCAAAGCTCTGAGCTAGCCCTTGGATTATTCGCTTGGTTTTGTTTTCATGAAAAATGATGGATGAACCGTTGAGCGTGTAGGTTTTAATAAACCTTGTTGACAGTCGAATCATTGCTTCCGCTGTGGCAACAGGATCACCAAATACTTCTATTCCCAGCTCTTGGAAAAGTTCGACCAGATCAAGCTTGTTTCTTTTGTCAAAGCAAAAGACGTCATATTTATCAGCGAGAGTTTCTACAGATGATCCTCTCTCATTCAGTCCACATGCAGATGCGGCCTCTTCTAATGTTTCGAGATCACACTTAAAAAACTCTCTGTTTTGGCTTACGCGAAAATCATCTAGATACAGATGAATTTCTGCCTCATCTTCTCTCGGATTGTCGCTGTAATAAGCCTTAGCCACCTCAAATGGCATTGGAATGCCAGTCCCTTGGGAAATTTCCTTTGCTCTAACTTCTGGCTCAGAAGTGGTCATGCCTATCTTAAAAAGGCCAGGCATAACGGGATTTGTTAGGGCATAAACCCAGCCTTGATGACGGTAATCTTCTGGCAAATCCAAGTGCCTCAGAGGTTCCATATCAATTTCCATGGCCTCATCAAGAATCCGTTGCTTGTGTTGCGATACCTTTACTTTTTCTTCTGTAAATTCCATAATCACTCCTGTTACTCGGCGTAACACAGTTTGCTAAGCCTCAAGCGTTCCAGCGCTTGGGGCTTTTTCTTTGGTAATTCCTTCCAGTGCATGCCTGAATGCACGACTGATCGGACTGATATCTGAATCCATTCCAAACGCGCACAGAACGGATGCTATGAAGCGCCAGTCTGTCCGGCTTATCTTCGATTCATGACACCCCACCATCTTCGCCAGGCCACGCTGTGTGACCGTAGAGAGATTGATGAGTAAATCTGTCTCTGCGCGGTCGATGTCGCGCTGGGACGGCTTGCTGTAACTTGCGTTTTCCATTCGGTATTCTTCCTTTGTGGTTTAGATAGATACGTGCGCAGACCGTGGGGTCTGCCACTTAAATGAGTTACCGCGTTGTCGGCGGTTCAGATTGGTAAAGAGCGGGTACTGCTTAGGCGGCTGAATCAGTCGCCTTCATGTATCGGTGCGGGTAGAGAATCTGCATCTCGCTAATCTTCCCCTTGAAGAACTTTGCGAGCTTCTCAGCTGTTTCGAGAGATGGAACCTGCATTCCCCTTTCGATTCGACTCAGGTTGCCAACGTCCAACTGTGTTGCGATGGCTACTTCGGCGATTGTCAGCTTTTTCTCTACACGCATTTTTCTAAGTGGCGTCTGCATATTGCACCTCCGTAATGCGCTATACGCATAATATGCGAAATAAAAAATATGCGCAAGGCGCTTTGCGTGTCACGCATAAAAAAGGTTGAATATGAGCCATGAAAATAGGCGACAAGATCCGACAAATTCGCAAAGCGAATAAGATGACCCTCAGCGAGCTTGCGTTGCGCGTAGATAGCGACGTAGGGAACCTATCGCGCCTGGAGCGCGGCATGCAGGGTTATAGCGATACCCTCATTCAAAAGATTGCAGAAGCTCTCGGAGTTCCTGTAGCTGAGCTATTCTCTTCTAATGAAGCCAGTGATACTGTAGATACATACAGTGTTGGTTCCATTATAAAAAAGGGGAGGAATGATGTGTATCGAATTGACGTTCTTGATGTTTCAGCAAGCGCAGGTGATGGGGCTGCCTCGAAAGACGTTGTAGAAGTTATACGGTCTATCGAGTACGTGCCTGACCAGGCCAGGGTTATTTTTGGTAACCGGCCAGAATCATCTGTGAAGCTCATCAACGTTCGCGGTGACAGCATGGAAGGAACCATAGAGCCAGGCGATCTCATCTTTGTAGATGTCGGCGTCAGTGTTTTTGACGGTGATGGCATTTACGTTTTCAGCTTCAATGGCGACATGTTTGTTAAACGACTGCAAAAGGTGAAGAGCCAGCTGATCGTGATTTCTGACAATCCTCGCTATCGTGAGTGGACAATTTCAGAAGAAGAAATGCATATGTTTCATGTGGCTGGACGTGTAATGCTGAGCCAGTCTCAGCAGTTCCGACGTCACGGATAACCCGCCTTTTGCATACTGAGCCCGCCATGTGCGGGCTTTTTTGTGCCTGTAGCAAACCCTGCCTAAATATTTTTCTCTTTCTGTTTCATACGCATACATAAAAATCCCAACTTTTTTAACCACACCCCAATATTATGCGCTTGACGCATATGCGCTATACGCATATTATTCATCTCAACAGCAGGACGCTGGTAGCCAAACGGAACAGATTGGCATCGCTCTTTAACTTCGACGGTGCGCTGACAAAGCGCGAACAGATACCAAACGAAATGGATTTGGGATTGGATGAATGCGCAGGCTGATGCGCTACGGTGCGAAAGCGTAAAGGCGGCATAGCCGACACCATGAGATTGAGTGAGAACTCAGCAAGCCGGAAATCAGCACCGGCCATCCAATCACCAAAGCCATTTCACACGAGGACAAAGTCATGACGGTTATCCAATACGGTTCTTCAGTATCAGCTGGTAACGCTAAAACTCGCCGTCATGAGCGGCGCAGAAAGCTCGCTATCGAGCGTGACGCTATCTGCAATATCATCGACTCAATTTTAGGTTGCGAGGCTCCTGACGCTTCTCAGGAAGAATCACGAAAGCATGCAAGCCGCGTTGACCGAGCCACTTCGCTCGTAGCTCTCCGCGACAAGAAGCCGGAAGT